TTACTCTACCCATGCACCGTCAATTCCGACATAGTATCCACCAATTCTTGTATTGCTTGCCATAGCTCCTTTTATAACCGTATCATCGGTATTTTCATACAGATAATACCATTTACCGTTTATAAATCTCCATCCGGTCGACATATAACCCTCATCATCAAAATAATACCATCTGTTTTCATCATTATAATTCAGTTCCATCCATTTTGCCTTGGGGTAGGAGCCGTCCGCTTCCTTATACCACCAGCCCTTTTCATCCTGTAACCATATTCCTGCCTCCGCTTTTTTGACCTCTGTAAGCTTCGTTGTTTTTGAACTTGTACCGGAGGATTTCTTTGCACTTTGATTGCGATTCTTTTTGGTAGCCGCAGGTCCCGATTTTTTTGTACCTGAGCTTGCAAAACCGCCGGAACTTCCGGAACTACCGGAAGGCGTATTTTTGCCCGAACCGTTCGATCTGTCGGATTTATCAAAGACGGAAGAAGTTTCACGTTTTTCTGTTGCCGAACTTCCGGGTGCAGTATATTTATCTGTCGGCTCGATACCGGGAGCTATATAGTTATCTCTGGATGAAGTGTCCACATCTTCTTTTTTTCTGTTTGTTGCCTTGGCATGTGTAGTCTTTTTCTTGCTTGAAGCATTGGCAGGTGTTGCCTTGTCTGAAGTGCTTATGCCCGGTCCTTTAGCATAGCTGTGAAATGAGACCGCCATACTTGCGGGTACTGCTGCCGATAAACAAAAGGCAAAAAACATAGCACTTACTTTTTTGTTTATTTTTCTCATTAATTATTCTCCTTTCAATTAAATTAATAAGATCCTATAAAAACCAAATATCCCGATATGAGTATTGAAGCTTTATACTTCTTAAACCCATATCGTATTCAGGATATTCCTAAAATACAAAAAACGCATGGCATACTTAAAAGCCGATGCGTTTTTACCCGGATAACCCGAAAGTCACTCAACACCCCCTACAGGCTTCGTTCCTTACTTAAGTATCACCACTTTATTTGCCTTTACCTTTGCAGTCGTTTCGCTTTTTCCTGTAAGTATAAATGAATCCGCCCATATAAGGCACTTATCTCCCTTTTCTATATCACTGAAGCTTGCTTCCTCTTCGGTTGATATAAGCATAGGTTTAACAGACTTATCAAGTATCCATTCAATATTGTTGCCGCTATCCTTAAGCACTATACCCTCATCGGTCTCCTCTATACTCTCTATGCTGTCGGTATATGCCGGAACACTCTTGGTATCTTTTTTAACATTATTCAGTATAACATGTACATTTACCTGCGGAGGCATGCTCATAGTATACTCCTGAGCGACCCATGCAAATATTTCATCGCCCGGCTTAAGCTCGGTGCTTGCCTTACCTGTTTCCATATCCACCACATAAAATCCGTTTGAATGCATACTGAGATCGAGTTCATCCGCACCCTCACTGCCGCTTGAGCCCTGAAGTTGTCCGCCGCTCTTGTCTATACGTATAAATCCGTTTTTAATATCTTTTACCGTACCGTTCTCAAGGTTGGCTACCGGAAGTTCTCCCTCCTCCATGCCTTCACTATCCTCTGCATCATTTTTATCGGGTATGACGATATCTTTCTGTACGCTTTCCGCAGCAACACTTTCCCCTGCCACTTCATTTTGTTCTTCTTTAGCTTCCTCTACCGCACTTTCTTCGCTTTGCTTGTTAGAATTATTTGCACAACCGAATATCATTACAGAAACGCAAGCTGCTGTTAAAAATCTTACTAAATTCCTTTTTATCATTGTCTTATTCCTCGTATTATATAGTAGTAGTTTTTAGAGACCCTCTCCAAGGTCTTTATAACTATTAAGTCATAGTCCTTTCTTTACCTCTTCCGTAGGTTCGACTATGATATATAAGATGCTGTGGATTGGTTACTTACTCCTACCACTTGATGGTTTTGAAAAGGCTCCAACCACAGTCTCTTTGCTCATTTGTTAATCAGTTAGATACCGCATGACGGTTTATTTAGAACGAGGCTACAATCGCAAGGAGTTCCTGTGGTTCTAAAACAGTATCAAATACATTTTAAAGGAGATTATTATGATTTACGTAGGAATTGATGTCGCTAAGGATAAGCACGATTGCTTTATCACAAACTCTAATGGAGAAGTATTATTTAAAGCTTTTACCATTTCTAACAATCAAGATGGTTTCAATGTCCTTTACCAAAGAATAGAATCTGTTATGGAAGATGTAACAAAAGTAAAAGTAGGACTGGAAGCTACCGGACACTATAATTACAACCTTTTAGGATATCTCATTGATAAAGGTCTCGCCACCTATGTCATCAATCCGTTACATACAAATCTATACAGAAAAAGTCTAAGCCTTAGACTCACGAAAACGGATAAAGTAGATGCCCTCACGATTGCTTACATGCTCATGTCTGATGTGAACTTGAAGTCCTACTCAGACACATCTTACCACAACGAAGAATTAAAGTCATTAACTCGTTATCGTTTTAATAAGGTAAAAGAACGTGCCAAGCTAAAAACTTCCGTTTCAAGACTGGTCTGTATCTTATTTCCTGAATTAGAAAAACTTGTACCAACACTTCATATGGCATCCGTTTATGCATTGCTTTCTGAATTTCCAGGGGCTAAACATGTAGCCGGTGCACATCTTACCAGACTTAAAAATCTTCTTTCAGATGCATCTAAAGGTCGATATGGTAAAGATACCGCCATAGCTTTCAGGGAAGCTGCAAGGGCTTCTATCGGCTCAAATATGCCGGCCAAATCTCTTGAACTAAAACATACCATCAAGTTGATACTGGAACTTGGTTCTGAGATTGAGGAAATCGAAAATGAAATTAAAATTATCATGGATGAAATTAATTCTCCAATTCTCAGTATTCCAGGTATCAACTATCGTATGGGCGCTATGATCATTGCCGAGATCGGTGACTTCAGTCGTTTTGATTCTCCTGATAAAATCTTAGCTTATGCCGGGTTTTCACCATCAACATATCAATCAGGGCAGCTTGACTCAGCATACTCCCACATGGAAAAACGAGGTTCCAAATACCTCCGATATGCCCTGTACAATGCAGCCAAGTATGTTTGCCACTGGGATTCGACATTTGCCGGGTATCTTGCCAAGAAACGAGCTGAAGGCAAGCATTATAACGTTGCAATATCTCATGCCGTCAAAAAACTGGTTCGAGTTATTTATCATCTTGTAAAATCGAATCAGCAATACATTAAAGTAGCTTAATTAACTCTAATTCAATACTCCTTTTTCATGCACCTATCATGATGCTCTTTTTGTCATGCAGTTTTCAAAGTGCAAGGAACTCTAACTGTATTCCGAATATATCTAAAATACATTTCTGTACTTTATTCTATAAATATCGTTTTAAGGCTTGACTTTTAATAGTTAGTCTTTTCCTTAAGCTCCGGAAGTCCAGCTACACTGGTAAGCAAGGACAGTATCCCTGCTACAGCACTTGCAGAAGCAACCATTATCCAGTCTACATCATTCAATACAGCCCCTGTTCCTATAGTTGCTATTGCAGTCTGTGCAACTGTCTTAATAGCTCTGATACCTGCTGCCTTAAACCAATCTTTACTTAACATATACTAATCCTCTCTTTCTTTTGTCTGTTCCGGTAAGTCTAAAAACTTCTCATATATACTATCCATCACTCCATTTTTTCCTAGACTATGGTACTGTGTATACATATTTATAAAATTTTCTTTTGCCCTAAGAGGGGCATAGCCTAATTCACTAAACCTACTATATGTTTCGTACAATCTATCTCTTAAAAGTGCTTGTACACCTCTTTGTAATGCTTTGTTTTCTGCATCTATTTGCTTAATCTTTTTCATTAAAAAAACTGCACAAGTCAAAAAGACTGATGGAAAGCCCAGAAGCATAAGCAATTGATATAATCCTAATGAAACTATCACTTTGTTTTACTCCTTCTAACTTGATTCCGGCACCGAATACATGTAAGTAAACGGTGCCTTTTTGTCTGTCTACTCTTCAGTAGCAAGCTCAGGTGTATCCAGGTCTATAAGTGCTTGTCTAACGGCTTCTTTTAACCTTGCTGGTACATCTTTAAACTTCTTCTTACCTTTCTGAATTAAATGTGCCCATACATATGCCATGTGTATGTCTCCTTTCTTAAATTAGTTTATATAAAGCTATAAAATAGCCTTATTTTTCAGTTGATAATTCAGCCAAAGCCAATTGATTATCTGTAATTTCACCTTCTATTTGTGTTATTTTTTCAAGCAATTTTTCAGTGTCTGTCAGTGGTCTGTCGATGTAGATCGGCTCTATCTTATCTCCGTCTACATCTAGCCTAACAAGATTTTTTCCGATAGGCACATCTACTTTAATAAACTTCAAACCGCCCACCGGGTCCGGAGCAACATCCATCATCTGATAGTAGATATTGCCCTGTTCGTCATATATTACTTTCATATATCTCCTTTCTATGCATTAAAAAAGCACCCCATTGTGAAGTGCTAATTTATAAACTCTATGTGGTTTATTATCATTTCCGCTTCAGCATAATAATTACCTGCATCAGCTCTAGCATATGCAAAAGCAAAACAGTGTTCATTTATATCGGAAACATCCACCTCTGCCCACAACTGTTGTCCTGTCAATCGTCCATGCTCATGAACTTCTTCTTGTTCAGATCCATCCAAAAAAGATATGTGTTTACCTTTATAACTGGAATTCAATATCGTTTGATATTTATACTGTGAGTTATTTGAAAGAGTTAAGTTGTTCTTGTTGACAAAAACAACACCCAGCGTGGCAGTTGCTCTATCATTTTGCGTACTACTCTTTTTATATTTACCGCTTAAAAATTTAGCTCCAACTCTTATTTTTTTGAACGGTGTAAGATTAATACTTCTGTCAAAAAAAGTTGCAATTGAAGCTTTACCAACACCTTGTCTATTTCTATCAGAAACTGAAAATCTAATTCCACCGTCTCTGATCCCCATAAACTTATATGACCAAACATTCCAATTTGTGAATGATTGATCATTCACAAATGACATATTTCCGGTTGCCCATACTCCACTCATTACAATTTCTTTTCCCTTGTCCGCCACCCCTGACAATAAAGTTCCGTCAAAGGTGGCACCGTTAAAAGCCACTCTACCCGCTCCGTAATCAACCATCTCTCCTTGCACACCAAATATATTCACGCCTTGTCGGATGTTCGATCCAATCAGATCATGTTCAGCAAGATACACCCAGTTAGCATTCTCGATCAAATAGCCGTTGCCGATTTTTAGAATAACACCTCTTCCTCCAACTGGGTGATCTACATAATGCCCTTCGTTGTTCCATGCGTAAAGCATATCGGAGTATCCGCTTCTTGCTGGGTTCCACAAGGGTATACTGCCCTGTATATTTGCGATTCTTTTATCACCTCTTATGTTTTCTGGTCGAAGATCAGGCTCCGGCTTGAAAACTAGTTCAGTATTATTATCAAGTGCGTATTTTTTCCCATCCGGAGGCTTGACTGATAAAGCAATACCCCTGCCGTGTGCGGGACTATCAATAGCTATCCCTTGTCCGATAACATCTGTTCTTTGATATGCTAATCTATAAAAAGGCACATCAAAATTATTAGTTTTTAGAAGCTGCATAGTGCCCTGCACTGCTTCGTCGTTGCTGTCCACTGTGAGTGCCGTCTTGCCTGCAAGCACATCAGCTTTTGTGGCGGTTGTATCCTCACTATATGTCCCTCCGGTACTGCCTATTATTATACCCTTTCCCATATGTTACACCCCCTTAAGACCGACTGAAAATGTAATAGTCGGTTTTTTAATCGCATAAAATGTGATACTGCCGTCTGTGGTCTTTGCTGCATATAGATAAGAAAAATTTTTATTATAAGCTTTTATGTTCTGATAAAGACTTGTTTCATCTAAAGTACTAAACACAATAGGGTTATCTGTTGCTTTAATATCATTTAGTGTCAAAGTCTGCTGCCACATGCTATTTACCAGATGCCAGTTATCAACATTTAGAGATACTATTAATTCTCTCAAAACCTTTTCAATTAAAAAGCTTTTATCTTCTGTTATAGCTTTATCCAATAACTCAAAATTAGTATTAAAATCTTCCACATTATAATTATCGGACCTATCCGGCATATTTAATTTTAGTTTTTCTGTTTTTCTCATATTCACCTACCTTAAATCCAGCTCCGTCAATTGCTCATGAGTGTACTGCTCCAGAGTTCCATGGGTTTTCTTTTCAAGCATTCTGTGTGATGTGTACCACAGCACCACTTCAATCTCCATATTTGCCGGTACTACCTCATCTGCAAGTCTTTCAATCTCTTCCTTTAGCTCTTTTGATGATAAAGCCACTACTACGCTGACCTTGTAATGCTCCATATCTACATTTAGCTTAAAGTCTTTCTCAGAGCCTACCATAGCCAAAAGGCTACGGTAAAAAGTTCTATATGTGTAAGGGAGTCTACCCTGCATTACTCCAAGAATCCTAAGATTTCTTACATCAAGTTCATCTGTATCCTTACTTGATATCTTTAATATTTTTTCCCATCTTGCAGCAGTATCAGTATCCTGACTTAATATAAATCCGTTATCTAAGTAGCTATTGCCTTTACTCCAAAAAAGTTCAAGTTCGGGTTGTTCGGCGGTCATCATCTGATTAAACTCTGTCACATTTTTCAGAATATTCGGAAGATAGTCTATCAATTTCCTATCCATTGAAAGCACCTCTTACAGCTATGGTGTCAGGATCCAATATAGCATTAGATGCAGTACCGTTCAGCTTGGTATCTGCTATATCTTTAATGCCATTTATGACAAGAATCTTGCTTTCGATATTTGAAATTCTAACCACTATACCATCTACAGTATCCCAAGATTTATTAAGCTCTAAAAAGTAGCTATCAATAGCGTTTTGGATATGCGATTTCAAAGCATTAAAATTGTATCCTGAGTCATAAACTATATTAGTATCTATATTTATGCTCTTTGTTTTTACAGATTGTATATGGCAGGTATGACCTATGGAAGCAAGGCCATCACCAAGCTGGTCTCTTTTCGGATCTATCAGTTTTTGCACATTCGTAACAAGTGTTTGGCTTGCTTGCCCATACTCAGAATTTGTTATTATTGCAAGAACATGTCCGGGTAAATTGTGAGCATTGCCGTCTTTTGCCCTTAAAATCTTACAACCGCCTACACCTTCAATAGCTGTGATTTTTTGGTAGTAGTCTTTTTTATTTCCGCCAAACGCCTGAGTGTCAAAGGACGAATAGTATCTTTTTCTGAATTCCTCAGTACCTTCATCATCCTCTCCGTATATCTCTATACTCTCTATATTTGCTGTCTCAAGTCCGTCTATATACTCTATAGGTATAAGGCTTCCTCTCTCAGCATTCGGAGCTCTTCCTGCAGTCTCGCAAGTGATATAAAATCTTCCTGTGTTTATCCTTTCTGATACTATCCAGTTAAATCTCGAACTTGAAAATCTGCTGCCGATACTCACATCTATATTGAATACCGCTATAGCCTTTGCAAAAGTAGCTGGGTTAGGTACAAGCCCTCTCTCAGCCGCACGCTTTATCAAATACTCCCTTGGTGCCGTATCTGCAAATGTACAATCCACCAAGTAATTAAGCGCAATATATGCTTGTGCGAGCTCTGCACATACCGGAGCTACAGCAGAATAAATAACAGAGCCCTCCCTCTTATCAATACTGTTATCAACTCTTGCAAGGACTCTATTTAATATATTTTCATAAGTATGTTCTTCAAACACTACAAACTTACCTCCGTTTCTGCTTCGATTTCCCCAAATATAGTATCTACTATAAAAGTAACTATGATAGCGTCCTTTATTCTTTCAAATCCGAAATCATATACAGCCTTTATCCTATCATCTTGAAGTAATGCTTCACTTATAAGCCTTTCGCTTTCATCTTCTACTATATCCGGATGTACACCTATAAGGTCTTCAAACTCTGCGCCATAATTCCATGAGTAAATTAAAAACTTATATCTTTCAGTATTTAATATAAGAGCTATAGCCTGTTTTATTGCTTCTTTTTCATCTACAAAGCCTGTTATCTTATTGGAAATAAAATCTATGGCAAAAGTATTACTTGGGTATGTTTTTTCTTCCACTTGCAAAATACTGTTATTTATTACCGGCAACATATCTCTACCTCGCTCTATCTAAAACTATGTACTTTTGTCCACCGTCAACTCTTATAAGTATGACCTTTTCCCCAACTTTCAGCTTTTGATTAAAAGTTAAATTCCTTTTTCCACCCTCTAATCCGTCTACCTCGATAGAATAATTACTCACTTGACTTGTAAGTATCAAAGCTTGTTCAGGTACCGTCAGTTTTTGATCTATCCATATCTCGATCGGATCCACCTTAATGACTTTGCCAAATCTAAAACTCATAGGGTCTTGATTATTTATTGCTTCAACTGCAGCTTGTTTAACTGCTTCCACTAAGTTATACACTAAATGATCCCCCTCTCAGTTTCATTGACATTAAATGCTCATCATTCTTAAATGTATGTGTTACTTGTTCAACTACCATGTAGTTGGATATCTTACTGTCTTCTATTTCAAGCATGACTACTACAGATGATCCGGCTCTTACCCTTATATCTCCAAATGCATCCTTTATACTTAACGTTTTAGACACCTTATTATAGTATTTAAGCAATGCCTCAGCTTTACCTGCACCGGATTCTTTGTTTTCTACGGTTTCATTAAGCTGTAAGACACCCCATTTATTTATATTTTCACTACTCTTCACTAAGAATATATCATTAGACTTGTTAGCGGTATTTTTATACTCCACTTTTACCTGATTGTATGTTTTACTATCAATCGAACTGTTATACTCATAGCCCTGAGACGTATTGGCACTTATAAGTAGATCAAGCTTCATACTTTCAATGTGCTTAAGTGTAAGTTTACCTACATCATCATAAAATACATAAAGCTTACCTGTGTTTTGTAATGTTTCATCTATAGCAGTCTGTATAATATCAAAAAGAGTCTTATTTGGCTCTTCTCTGCGTGGTATCTTATAGCCCGTATCCTCAAGTTCTCCGACATTGAGCCTGAAGTCTTCAGCGATAAGCTTTATAACCTCGCCTGCAGTCAAATTATTATATGCATAAGTATCCTTATTCTTTAAATATCTTAACTGGTCATATGCTGTACATTCAACAAACTTCCTGTCCTTGCTTGATATCTTCTTGCTGAATAAAAATCCAAAAAACATATCCACACCATCTACTGTAAGCTTTACCTGATTACCTTCTTCTGTCTTTATGTTGCCGTCATCAAAATACGTAAACTTGAGTTTGCCAGGACTTCCTTTTCTCTCAAGATCCAGCTGAACGCTTTCCTTTAATGAAGGTAAATATGCCGTTTTACCATCACTGATCATTATCTTAACTGTCATGGTATTATCAGCTCCCAACCGTCTATAATTAAATTAGGGTTCTTTATTTTTGGATTCGCCGCTGCAATCCTCGGATAAAGAGCCCCATTTCCGTAATATCTCTTTGCAAGCCCCCAAAGTGTATCTCCCCTTTTAACAACATGTGTCTTAGGTGCAGGAGCTGTACTCGTATCCCTATTTTCTGTTACTTGTGCTTCTTCTTTTTTCTCCTCCGGCTTCGTTGTTGTAGCAGGGGGCAAAAATACAACTTTTTTAGTACCGTAATGCCTATATTCTTTTAAGGCCACACTTACCTTTACATCTAAACCTTCTTTAGCATCCTCAGTAATTGTCAAATCCTCTAAAGTCACTTTCAAGTTAGTCTTAAAGCTTCCCGGTCTTTTAACAATAAACTGAAATGGCTTTTTATTTATCTTAAGAAAATTTAATTTGTTTAGGTATCTCTTAGGTTTCTTAAAGCTACTTGTTGCTAAAAAGTCATACTCTTGAAAGGGTAGTAACAACTCAAAACTTATCTCCTTAAGTCCGGGAGTCTTTAGTATATTTACATCACCCTCATTAATGAGCGTAACTGTCTTATTTGTATTTTTAGTTTTTATTGTAAGTTTCGAGGGGGTAACAGGAAATAATGTGCCGCCTAAAAAGAACTTATACATTACTTATGCACCCCCTCTGCACTCATTTGAACTGCTTCAACGAACCTTACTGTAAGACCATCTATTACATTATCAAGATCCATGTTAGAACTGATCTTATTAGTCATTCCTGAATAATCTATTTTTATTTCAGCGGTTGTAAAGCGGTTTATTGCTTCCTGCTCAGCTATATCTCTTAAATACTCAAGATTTTCTTTTGTATCAGCCAATGCTCCTGCCGCCGCCGCTGTATTACCTGCTGTTTTTCCTACATTATCCGCAACCTCTGCTCCTGCACCTGTCTCAAATCCTAAGGAATCTATACCGTCTCCGTTGCTTATTGCCATTTTTTCAGCCTTGAATTCCTGGTATTTTCCTTTTAGTTCGGAAAGTTTACCATTCATATCGCTTCTTAAATTTGAAAGCTCAGCTGATCTTGATTGTTTGTTTGCATCAAGCTCGGCTTGTGCTGTTGCCAATGAATTCGCATTTGCGGTTTTTTGAGCTTCAAAATCTGCCTGTGCTGTTGCTGCAAAAGATACTTTTGCAATAGCCTCAAGACTGACTCCGGGTATTGTATTTAGTGCACTTATGAATCCGTTTATTATGTCAATCGCACCGTTTACCATATTTTGAATGCCTGTAAGCACGTTAACTTTCATCTGACCAATGAAATTTGAAATAGCAACACCTGTTTTTTGCCAACATAGAGACAAATTACCGGCAAGATTTATAATCGCATAAACCCCTGTCATAAAAGCTAATTTTAAAGCAGCAATACCTACTCCAATAGCCATCTGAGCCAATGTCCAAGCATTTTTCATTCCGCCTACCGACTGAATGAATTTATATATTGCAGCAACCACAACTGCAACCGATACTGCGAGCCATAAAAATGGATTAGATAACATACTTACCAGAAGTGCTTGATTTGCTGCTACAGTCAACCATGTCACAGCTGTATATATTCCCCATGCAGTAGCGGCATAAAGTATACCTATCGCTACACCTGCCAAAATAGGCTCTATATTACTCCAGTTATCAACTATCCATTGTGCCCCTTGACCAATTAGTTGTATGACCGGTTCGAAAGTGTCTATAAGAATATTTTGTAGCATAGTGCCCACTTGAGCATATGTGTAAGGCATAGACTCAAACTTTGAGTTTATTTCATCTGCCGATGACAGCATTGCACTTTTAACTACATCTGCCGTAATCTTGCCTTCTTGTGCTAACTGTCTTATCTGACCTATTTCAACACCTAAATGATTCGCTATAGTTTCTATGATAGTTGGAGCTTGCTCAAATATAGAATTGAGCTCATCACCTCTTAACACACCTGATGCCATAGCTTGTGTAAGCTGTGTCATTGCAGAATCCATTCCTTGTGCAGATGCTCCGGCTATTACGAATTGTTTATTCAAAAGTTCCGTAAAAGCAACAAGTTCACCTGTATTCAAAGTCTTATAACCATTTGCGTCTATACTGCTAAAAGCATCCTTAGCCATAAGGCCCATTTTAGCTACTGCATCTGCTGTAGACTGATACGCTGCTCTTGAACGATTAGCCGATTCCATTATCGCATCCTGCAGATCTTTAGTCTTCTCTAAATCACCGGTAATTAGATTTAGCCTTGCTCTTGTTTGAGTAGCTGTGTCGGCTAATTCAATAAGGCTACCTGCCGAAAAAGCCCCTGCAGCAGCTGCAGCCAAACCGATGAAAGTTCCTGTCAGATCCTGAAGCGAGTTATCGGTTTGCTCGCTTTCCTGTCTTACTCTATCTTCCCTTATAATAGCATTATCAAGTTCTCCATTAAGCTGTATAAGTCTCGACCTTGCATCTGACAAAGCAGATGTATCTATTTGATTGTTGGATTCAGACTGCATTTGTTCAAAACTGTCTATACAAATAAGTAGAGCTGAATTAATACGTCTTATTACACTTGACATTCCATCAGTAAGCACTAATTGTGATTGTATCGTAGCCAATTATTCAACCCTCCTTATCTTTTTGATTTTTTCTTTGCTTCTTTAGCTTGCTTTTTGTCATTTTCTGCTTTAATGTCAATGGCAGCAATCACAAAGGCCTGTTCCTCCTCTGTCATTCCCAAAAAATCAGTAGGTTTCCAGTGGAACTTATGCAAACAGTAATATGCATAATTAGCTTCAGGATCGCCGCCATCTATTAGTTTTTTGCTTCTTTAACCAAGTTCTTCTCGTCAGTAAAACCGTTAGTCTCCATAACCTTAGTAGAGTAGTCCTCAAATTCTCCCGGAGTAAGCATTGTAGTTATAAGCTCCTCCGCACTCATAACTCCATAACTATCCTGAAGTTCCTTATCATTAAGGTTAGGAAACACTGTTGTTCTTACGCATATCTTTGCCAAATAAAGATTTGCATCAAACTCTTGAGTGTATTGACCTCTTTTACCCGCAACCGCTACGGTGTTAAAACAACTTCTTCTAATTCTTGAATTTTCTGTAGCTGTTATGCAACAGATCTCCCAATCAACCGGCTTTCCTTTATCATCTACTATTCTGTTTGATGCCGGATAAAAAGTATTTTCAATCTTCTTAACATTTTGTGCTAAAAATGCACTTAAACTTCTTTCCATAAATTACCTCCTATTGCATACCTTTAAGCATTGTAAAGCTTTCCGGCATTTCCCAATCATCGAATGTACCCTCTATATCCTCGTCCAGTGTTTCTGAGTCAGCATCGAATTTAGCAAGTACACCACCTTTTGACAGGCAACCCTTAAGCACTATAGTTTGTCTTCCTATAGCAGATGTAGGATCTTCATTAGTTATCTGTATATCAAAACTTGGAAGTCTTCCTGTATTTTTGTACTCAAGCCACATCTGCCTAAGTATTGACTGATTATAATGTGCAGTTCCTTTCCACTCACCTGTCCAACCACTCGGCTTATTCCCTTTGCCGGTTTTCCCAAGAATTGGAACTTCAACAAGATTTATTTCCATATTAGACTCAAAAGAATAAAGCTGCATAAACTTATATCTGTTACCGTCTGCAAGCGTTATATATGCGGAAGCTTGAGACCCTGCTATGGCATCCATAGCATTCATTATTGAATTATCCATATATCCTCCTTACTACGCTATGATTACATTCATGTAGAGTTTAGTCATAGCACTTATTATATTGACTCCGCTTATAGTACAAAGAACAGACTTTTTATCATTTCCCTGCACTACTTCAACAGATTTAGTATCAAAATTCTCTATAGCTCTAAGCTTTTCCAGTTCTTGATGTATCTTGCAAATATCATTCCACAGACTTATTCTTCCTGCGGGATCATTTGCCACTGTACCCAAATACCTCGTGGTAAACAATGCAGTTATATCATTACTTATCTGATCTATAACTCTGATAGTCTGATTAGATTGGAATAACTCCCCTTTATCATCTGCAAGTGTCACTAAAGAATTTATATCCTCAAGTACCCTTACTTCTCCGTTTACATTGTGTAATGCAAACTTGCCCTTCTTTATCGCTGCTTCAAGCTCTGATTGTTTATAATCGACATTTATTTCATACTCTCCGTTATATCCGGTATTAGTAAGGCTCTTATTTACCTCACATCCTGCCTCAGCTCCTGCAACCCAATATACAAGTGATTGCTTATCTGCCCCTACTACATCATTCTTAACAGATATGACCCCCTCATGGTCGCTATCGACAGCATATATAACGGTTTGAAACTTAGCACCTACCTCATCTCTCAACCTCTTTGTATACGCTATAAACAGTTTTGTTACGGTACTATCTGTACTTGGACAGCACAAAACATTGAAGGAAAAAGACTCAAAAGCTTCCAATGCCTTTTGATACATTTCACCCGTGATTGCACCTCCGTTAGTTCCTCCTGTCAACGGCATTCCTGCTGTAACCGATAATGTTGCTGTACTCTTGAAAGATACATAGGCATTGTCTTTAAGATTTGCCGCACCTGCTACAGTTTGCATATCTACCTGTGTGTTATCAAGATATGTGTATACATTAAAAGAACCCGGTACATCCACGCTTGCAGATATAACGAGTTTCAAATCATTTCCTCTTGGTCCCGGATATTTAGCCTTTGCAATATCATTACTTGCATGAACTGCATTTGCCGCCGCAAGTCTGAATACATGTACTTTTGTAGCGTGTAAAAATACTTCTCTTAAATTAATCAGTTCATCCGCACCCTGCTTGTATCCGAACAACTCTCTTGACTTAGCCTGAAAATCTTCCCTGCTTACTGTCTGTACTTTCCCTACTTCTCCCCAATTAAGAACGATAGGAAGTGCTACAACACCCCTGTCCGATAGTGAAGCAGTAGCCTTTTTTACATTTGAAAATACCGTATAAGCTCCCGGCAATATCTTATCCTGCTTAGTCCATATTCCGCCGCCTAAAGCCATTATCTCACCTCTCTTTTCAAAAAATCACTGATTATATTATCAACCTCATCCATAGAGTACTCATTATCATCATCCAGTTCTGCATTGATAATATCTTTGTACCCTGCATATCTGTCAGATAGACTAATTGTCTCTTTAGAATACTTGGATATGTCTTTGATTACTTTATTTGCCACTTTATCCTCCTTGGTCCACCTTTAACTCATCCATTCCCGAATCATTACGATAACTTATTGTGTTATAAGGGTATGAAACCTTAAAATGAAGAACTTCATCTACTATTTCATATCCTTTATTTGTTGCTCTTAATAAATCACCTGTAATTAATTCAATTAACGATAATTCCTGTGACAACTTATCCCCCATGCTCATACAGTCTTTATTTCCACTTTCAGGAAAGTAAATAACATCAAAAGCCGGAACTACTCTATACAGATCCTCATTACCGTGCTGTATATATTCTGTATTTATCAACCTTACTATGAAATCACCGTTATTTAGCCCTTGCTCAACTTTATCAATGTATATACTTGAAGCAGGAGACACTTTATTAATAGCAATACTTATTGCATCTAATACAAGACTGTTATTTATCTTAGGCATCAAGCACCTCCTGAAGCATCTTCTTTACTTTTCTTTCCAACAGTTTGGGAATTATAGTCCTAAGCTTTTCTTCAGACATTGTAAGCATGAACTGTGGATCTTTGAATCCGCCTCCTCTGGTCCTGTGCCCAAATTCAACATAAGGAGCATATTCAACCGGGTTACTTATAACAACTGTGTAAGTATCTCCCTCTCTGGTTACAGTTACATTTTCAGCAGCAGTCCATCCACGCCTTAATGTTCCTCCCACCTTGCCACTTCCGCTAGGATACTGCCCAACCGGCGTCCTGGGAATCACAAGTGCAAGAAGTCTTTTTGCAATTTCCTTACTACACTCAGTGCAAAATGCAGCCATATCAACTTGCTGTATTCGCTCTATGTTTTTCTGCATTGCTCTGATCGCTTCAAAATCAGCACTACCCCATGTTGCCATTATGCCCTCTCCTTTTCAAGCTCCAAGCATACCTCTTGATGTGTTTCATATATAGCGGATACACCACTTGATATATAATCAATAGTTACTCCGTTTTGAGTTATTCTAAGTTTAGAGCCGGGAGCAATTTTAATCTCCGGAGCAATAAATAACTTAATAGCTTGCTCTATATTTGATACTGTATCAGTCTGATTTGCCACACCGGAACTACTGTATGACAACCTGCAAGGCTGATTGTTTAAGACTGCCATATCCATTAACGCTGTGGACTTAGTAGTCTCGTCCTTTACTTTTTTCTTTTCCAGTATGGTGCAAAGTCCTTTGTACCTACTTTCTATAGCCTTCCTTGCTGCTATCATACCTTTATTTACCATTTGAACCTCCTATAGGTATTAAATTCACCTCTACCATAGGTCAAAAGATAATTTATAAAGCTATCAAGCCTTTGCTCATCTGTCTTACTCCCTTCGCCTACTGCAAAAGCTATATTTATATCACCCTCTTGTATCTGCTTAATGGCTGAGTCAAGATTTAAACTTAAAAGGTCGTTAGGAGCAAATGTCTTTTTTGACATAAGAAACTCACCAACGGCCATATCAATTGCAATATTCATAAGACCATCAGGGATAGCGGAGATATTGCAATCGTTTTTTATAGTATTTTCAACCTTTTGCATAGCAAAGTTTATAGCAATATCATCACTATCTTTTACTGTATAGCCTAATGACTGCAACCTCTCTTTTATCCTGTCTAACATATTACCCCCTTGAGATTATGCGAGCTATAGGAATTGCCTTGTGAGGAATAGCTCCTATTTCATTGTCTATTAAAGACCAGTTAAGACCGTTTTCAAGCTCCGCATTTGTAGGGCTGTTTGTAGCCTGACTAGCCCTGAGATAGGATATACCGGCTACACTTACAGCATTTCTCTTTCTTGAGATAAGAGTATCTTCTCCACCCTTTGTCTTTGCATCTCTTACCATCTCATAAGGCACCTTTGCACCTACATCCTCAAAGCCTATAGCTCCCTCTCCAAGTATATAAGTTGTGTAAAGTGAAACATCTCCGCCTGTGGCACCTACATTCTTAACCTCTACCGGCATAGAATCATCAATGATGACCAGTCTGCCATTCCACGTACCCATACTTAAATCTCTTTGAACTCCCTCACTGTCAGTATACTTAAGATATGCAAGTAAATTAAGATTCTCAAGGTTTGTTGCCACAGTAGAATGACATACAACAAGACTGAATTTCTGCTTGTTATCACCGCAAGCTTTTTGAATAGCGCTATTAAGAGTAGTCGCACCAACAAGCATAGTGTCATCAGTCTTCTTATTCTCTGTAGAAGCGGATATATCAAATGTATGAGCGTCTACAAAAGCTTTGTTTGCTGTTTTTATAGCCCCGGTACCTGTAGCACTCATAGCAAATATACCTTTAAGTATAGACAAGATAACATCCTGGTCCACTTCGTTCCAGTAGCTCATGATCTGATCTCTTACATTAGCCATGAAGTCAACACCGCCTGTTACATCATAGCTAAAGTCAGCCTCTGTCCATCCCATCATTCTTCCATATGTGAATACACCCTGCTCATAAGTTGTTGTTCTTTCAGGGTTAAGGTTGCTTACACCGTCATAATTCTGAGCATTTCCGCCTATTCTCCCAAAATAAGGTATCTTTGCATAAACTGTACCTGTCTGTGACTGATTCTTGAAAGTATCTGCCAGTCTTTGATCACTAAGCACCGCTCTTGATTCTCTAAGTTTGTTAAGTTTCACATTCGGAATTGCGGACATATAAGCCCCAAATGCCTTTTCATTAAAACTCTTTGCATCAAATTTTGCCATTATTTTTTACCTTTTACCTTTCTACTATCCGATATCCGGATTGTTCTCAATATAATTTGCCAGCTCTTCATAAGACATCTTGGACATATCAACCTTTCCTGTAGTAGTTTCTTTCTTTGCTACTCCGGGTTGAAATCCTTTGAAGTTTGGCTTTGTAGTAGTAGCTTCCTCGAATAAATAGCTATCAGACTTTTTTAAAGCCGCTATTTGCTCTTCAAGCCCTTTTATACTTCCGTCATCCTGAAGTTCTGCCTTGTCAAGGTCTTTAATAAGCGCCTTGACCGCTGTTACATTTTTAGCCTTAGAGCCGATTAGTGCAGATTCCAAAGCACTATTAATTTTCATTTGCTTGATCTCCGCTGCGTGAGCTTCGTCTTTTGCCTTGTTATCTGCCTGAAGAGAAGCTATTTGCTCCTTCATTGCTTCAACATCACCTGTAGAGTTTTTTAGTGTTTCAAACTGCTTATCTCTATCAGCGATATCATTTTTAAGCTTATTTTTCTCCTCTATGACTTCTTTAAATCTATCATAAGGTACATAGCCTTTAAGCTCTTCGTTACTCGCCTTTTCGCATTTCTTAGCGGTTTCCTCATCAATTCCAAGTGCTATAAAATCTTCTTTCTTCATGTTCTCTAATTCCTTTCTTACATTTTTTAGCGTGGTTCATTCCACTTTCTGTCTTTGTTCTTTATCGTCTGCAAAACTAAAAGACGGCAATAAAAAAGCACCTACTTTAGTAAGTGCTTAAATCATCCCTTTGTTATTTATTGTTAATTAGAGTATTTCTCTATAAAATCATTTTCCACAAAATTACGCTCTTCCCAAGTAAGGAGACTCAAAGGACATTTTTCCCTACCATCATCTTCAGTAATTGATATATGGTCCATGTATTCTTTCCATTTTTCTATAAAATCAAAACCTAGTCTCTTATTGATAGTTTCATATGAAATCATATAATAATCTCCTTCCTTTAAAGTTTTTCTATCCTCACGCCTATGCTTTCGACTACTTCTGCAAAAAAGTCCTCTATGTTATTGTACTCTCCTGAATTAAATTTGTCAAACCGATTATTGTATACTACACTCTCTATGTTTCCGAAGGGTTTACTTACAGAATATTTATACACATCTCCATTATGGCATGCAATTAATCCATATTTATATTTTCTGTTATAAGCAACTGCCAAATCACTGGCACTTGGTAATGTGCTGTCAGGATGGTTATGTATTGCTATTATAGTTCCACCGGGTTCTTGTTTTAACATTTTCATCATCTTTTTAGAAGGAGAAACTTTCTGTTTTACATCATAATCCATTCGTTTTATCATATCACCTGTATTTCCATTTATAAACGCTATATCCTCATATTTTGAACCATCTCTATGTTTTAGTATATCACGGCATCCATCTTTAATACTTCTTGTTACATCAGGATTTTCGCCTAACTTATTAAGTTTTTTATCATAATCGTTAGAATTTATAACGGTTCTATCTATTCGAGAATCACGGATTATTCCTTTATGACTACTTTCTTTTTCAACAAATTCTTCTTCCCACTCCTTATATGTCATATCAGCCGGCACATAATAGTTATTACCTTCTTCATCTCTTGCTATCCGCTCAGGATCTACTCCTAGTTCTTCCCAATCATCAAAGTAAGGTATTGTAGTTGTTCTACAGTTAGGATGAAAAGGCGGGGCTGTGACCCCTGCTTCATAGTCTTTCATGTCAAATACTTTTCCGTCAAGTTCCGAGCAAATCTCAGATGTCCTGTTATCAAGTGTCGCCACTATTTGATATTTTTCAACATCAAGTTCATTAAACATATCCTTTTGAGCTACTGAACTAAAATAAGCCGACTCCGTCATTATGAGTCGACCCGCTGCGCTTCTTGATACATTCATTTTATTTTCTATTTCTTTTATAGCTTTTGCAAGATCTGAACCGCTTATTATATTCCGTACTAAAGTACTGTGCAGCTCATTAATAAGTTTTTCTTTATTTTTCCAAATCCTGTTCGAAAAGTTTACACCATCCATAGCCCAAGGCTTACCGATCACCTTACTTAGCCTATTCTCATCCAGTTTATCGAACGCAAACCCTACACCAAAGCCTTTTTGTACTTCAAAAGCAGTTCTGTATAAGCTTTCAGAATAAATATTCCTCATAGTTTTGTCTACTACATCCAGTTGATTACCGTATAACACTTCTAGGCTTTGCTGTATCTGAAGCTTTAGAGATTCAAGTCTTGATATGTGAAACCTTGCTGACGCATTCTCAAGTTCTTTTATCCATTGCTTGTTTAGTGCATTTTCTTTACCGTATTTTATATAATCCTCTACAGTCCACTTAAGCTCCTTTAGCTCCTTTGCATTAAGCATTTTTCTTGCTTCTGCCATAGATACATCATTATTGATTGCGAATCTTTGATACCAGGTATTTATTTTGTTCTCAAGCTCTCTTTGTGCCTTTTGGTAAATATTTTCTATCTCACTGTAAGCTTTTATACCTTTATTGTGAGCAACTGCTTCAATTTGTGTGAACCTGTCTTGCCAATATGAGCTATTCGGCATTTACATCACCGCCTTCAGATTGAGCATTAGAATCCGCAAATGCCCCATACTGGTCTTGCATTTGCTCTTCTTTTTGCTTCTTTATGCGCTCAAGCTCCTTTTGAACATCATCAACCCAAGGATGCTGCTCTATGATAGTCTCGTCTGATAAGATGCCGACTGACTTAACACAGCTCTCTATCGCCTCAGTCTCATTGATCAGTATATCTCTGTTAAATGTGATAGTTGCTTCTTCATTTTCAAAATCACCGTATCCCATATTAGATAGATGCACTTTTACAAACCAAAGCAGATCTTCAAATGCCGCTTGTAGTTCTGTTTCCATATCGTTCGCATCTAAGTCAATGTCACTGTACATGCTCTGAATATTCATCTGATTAGGATTGCCGGACATTCTATCATCTTTGGCATCATAGCCCATACCGTTTTCTATAAGGGCTTTTTTGAATATCTCTATTATTGCCTTATAGTTATCCACATTTACCTTAACTTCAAGTGTATCAACTCCACCTTTTTCACTTTCATTACTCCTGACTTTTACAGCTCCATACAGTGCAAGTTTTTGTCTGAACTCTCCCAGATCCTGTCCGTCATAATTACGAATAACAAGAATAGTATTCCTGGCATCTTCTTGCATGTTGTTTTCAAAGTCTGAGAGCATTATGTTAATTCCGTCTTGAAGTGACTTGACCCTCTTTATAAGCGGAGTCCCTTCATGATACTTAAGAGGTACTAAAGGGATCCTTCCCCAGTTGTAACTATCGTTATCGGTGTTTACATATGTGCTGTAAGGTGTGGTATTATCACTCTCTATCGTTTCGCCGTTTAATATAAATTTATACACGCCCAACGGCGTATACACCTCAGCTCTTTCAACTTCTGTCTTGCGACCTGCAGCTGTATACTCATCTGTCTTATACACTCTTACCGCAAGTCTTACCCTTGTCTTTTCGTCATCTTCCCAGAACGGTAATATCTCATATCCCGAAAATATTTTGAAGTTGAGTTGACCGGAGCTATCATAATTTGGATAGATCCACGCCATTCCGGTATTCAGCATAAATTTGCCGGCTTTTTTTATATTACGCATAAACTTTTTATTGAATATCTGCTTTAGGCACTCCATGTAGGCTATATTGTCCGTGCTTACTACAAAAGGCTGACCTAGTAGATAGTTAGCTTTTTGATTTACAAGCTTAGCATACTGGTTATCTATGATTCTATTGTTCGGCAAGTTGGTCACTTCTTGCAGTTCCCCGCCCTCGCCTATAACAGTTCTTTTTCTTGCCAGAATATCATGCACACCCTCGTAATACATCTCACCTTTGAGTTGCATTGTTCTTTCCGGAGATGATCTCCATGTCAGTATTTCATTCTTTAGGATATTGATTCCATCAATACCGGCTATGCTTTTTTTATTAAAAAACCGGCTGATTGCCAAAATTATCTTTTTTATAAAATCCACACTTTACTCCTTTTTAATCAAAACTGTATACAGACCCCATTGAAATATCCTCAAGTGCATATCTCATTGCATCCATTAAGTGGTTAAAATCGTCAATAGGTTTATTTATCATATTGCCTGTCTTACTATCTTTTGCCCAAGTATAATTAGATATCTCGGTAATGAAATTAACGCACTTGGGATGGATTATTATGTGATAGTCCTGTATAAAGTCAATCCCGTTTATTATGCTGTCAGGTCCTTTCCTTGCAGGAGTTATGTGCGATAACCCCAAGGTGTAAAGCCTGTCTATACTTTTCTTCTCTGCACTATCTGCCCTGATCCGCTCTTTAGCGTATCCCATTCTTATAACTTCCTCCGCTATAGCCTCGTTGCTCATACCTTTCTTATACATCTCATCAAACACCCAGATTGTTTTGCTCTTGGTATCTACAAGTCCACAAAATAAAGCACTCGGATCGTTTGTATATCCGAAGTCAAGACCAAATGCCGATTGAATAGTTGATATCTTCTTGACTTCGTTTATATCAAAGGCTTTTTCTTCCCAGTTTTCATATACTAATCCGTCCACAATTCCCCACTCACCAAGTCCGGCAACCTGATACCTTCGTGGGTTGTTCTTTTTCATCGACTCAAATACCTTTAGATCTGCCTTATCAAGCCATTCATTGCAAAGATAATTTGTAGTCATTGCCAAGACTTCATCGTCCGAAGTATCAAAGAACCTTTTCTTTATCCAGTGATGTTCGTTCCAGGGATTTAATGTAATCGTAATCTGCTTAAATAGTTGCACTTCATCCGGTATAGCTCCTCTTATCGACTCGTCAAGCATATTGAAGTCGTTTTCGTTTGATATCTCATAGGCTTCTTCCAGCCATAACCAACAAAGATACCCCTGTTCTACTGTGATCGATGTGATCTTAAGCGGATCATCAAGACCTCTAAAGTAAATTTTCTGTCCTGTAGGTATATAAGTCATCTCAAGCGGTGATTCCTTTACTTCCCAGTAGTTCTCTACATTAAGTCTTCTTATCGCCCATTTAAGCTCTGTAAAGCAACTGTCTTTTAGGGTCCTGAATACCTTACGGGCTACAAGTAAATTAGCTTGTGGGTACTTCATCAATGCCCATATATACCACAATGCGGTAGTCTTTGACTTTTTACTTGCTCTACTGCCTTTGCAGACTCTATATCGACCCTTGTATCTCCAAAAGGTACCGTATCCATTACCTACAACTTCCGGAAGGCTAATGTTTATTTTATCAGTCTTCAAGATCATCACCCCCTGATATTATTACAGGTATATTGGCAGTTAAATCTACCTTGTCCTTAAACAGCCCCATTCTCTTACCTAAGAGCTCCGCAGCCTTAAGCCTTTCCTTTTCGTCAGGTGCTTTCTGCATAGGCTTCGCTTTGCTTACCCCTTCACCTTGGCCTTCTATGACAACTACTTCTGAACTACTTTCACCTCTAAGTACTGAGGTAAGGTACTCAAGTACTTCTTGCTGATTGGCAATCTTTTTATCAGACAACTCTTTTAATCGTTCGTCTATATAGGATTTTATGACAAGTTTTGACAGGTTTTCAGTTGCTATTCTGTTAGCAGTCTTCTTGCTATACCCAGCCTTTATTGCTGCCTCTGTAGCATTTCCGCTGATGATATATTCATCAGCAAATCTTTGTTGTTTTATTGTCAACTTCATATATCATCAGCTCCTTTCTTATTTTTTACAAGCAAAAAAGACAGCCTGCTGACTGCCTTCTTTGTGCCCGAAGTATTGATATATCTGTAAGGAGGGTTATGCCTAATCGCACTTTCACCGATACTAATATAACACACTTGACAGTATCATTGGGTATCATCTTGGTATCATTTGGTATCATCTTGGTATCATTTGGTATCAACTTTTATTAACTCTGAAAAATGAAGTAATGCTGAATTGTAAACCCTTTTTATATGGGGATAAGAGTATTTCAGCTCTTTTGCTATTTCGCCCAACTTCTTATATTCTATATACCTTTTGCAAAGAACTTTAATTTGTGCTAAATCATCAAGGCTATATATTCTGTCTACAATTTTGTCTCTCTCAATCCTGAGATTATCAATAGCCGCTTCCATCTCCATAACCCGCTCTATACTTCTAGTAAAACTAGCATCTTTAGGTGGACTTGTCTGCACTCGTTCTTCAGACAGATTCTGAGAAGGTAAAGCTGGTAATGTATCACGGAATGAATTTAGCTCGTCTTTTTTGCTTTCTATCAGCATGTCAAGTTTTTCAATTTTGCTTAAATATTGTTTTGCTGTCATTCATTCACCCCCTTTTAGCTTTTCCGGTAGCACGCTTAAGTCTGACTAAATTCACTATTACTTCTAACCGTAATTGTTATAAATCTTAAAGTCTTCTTGAGAGTCAAAGGTTTCGGTAGTTATGTATGTATTTACAGTTACGTACCTTCTACCAGCTTTTACAACTTTCACTTCAAGAACTCTATCCAGCTCTTCTTTGTGAACATTACCCTCGTATCCTTTTCGCACAAGATATAAAGTCTGCCCTACCTTCAAATCTTTTATATCAATCATCTCTACTCCTCCACCTTGTAATAACCGTAATCAAGAAAACTGGTGACATAACTATAAATTTCTTCATTCATTTCTTCTTCGTTTTCAAAATCCTTCTCGTCCAATTCAAGCACATCTTCAAGGTTTATATGAGCGGTCACTCTGTATTTAGCCATTACTCCCTCCCAATTTCTTTTTCAATAGCTGTAACAATATCTAGTGCTTTCTTTTCTCCTACTCCCTTAACACTTAGTAATACTTTTTCAATCAAGCTGATATCTAATCTGGGCACAGACGCTTGCCCATCCTCAAATCCGCTCTTATACATTGACTCTGCCCACAATGTCATTTGGTGATGATCCATTCTCTTTATGTTCAGGTATTCCTTCCTGTTTAACTCAAAACTCTTCTTAGCCATATTTCCTCCTAAAATATACTTAATTGCTTTTCACAATCATAATTCATCCACAGTACTTCTTTTGCTTTCCTCATACTTTGCGTTAGACTAAAACCTGTCTTTTTTCTCCAGCCTTTTAACGCATCATTGTATAGATCTGACTCATAGCCGCTTATTATAATCTTACTTTTGCTCTCAAGTACAGTATTAAGCAAGTCTTCATGGTCTTTATTGCTCATCTCAAAATTATACTGTTTTGAGCTGTTGCGTGTTTCTAACAAGTATGGCGAATCACAATATATTAGACACTTAGGATTATTAAATCTCCGTATGACTTCTATTGCTGGCCGCTGTTCAATCTGTACTTCTTTAAGTCTTACTGCCGCTTCCATAATGATGTCAGGGATTTTATTCCAAGATTTTAATGCATATGCTGCCTCCCTTCCTTGCACATCATTCTTCCAGCCAACTTTAGAATTACACCTAAAACCATGGGACATATTTATCTTTATACAAAATCTCAAAGCCCTATCAAGTTTTGATTGAGTATAATTGCAAGGCTCTTTATATACATTTTCATACACCACCCTCGAATATGGTGTCATATATATCTTAGCAACTAACTTTTCTGGCATATCTCTAATGACCTCAAAGAAATTAACGACCTCTCCATCTAAGTCGTTTATGGTTTCAATATTGGAAGGGGTTTTATTAAAAAATACCGCACCACTTCCAAAATACGGCTCCACATAGCTATGATGCTCAACCATATTCTTTATTATCCACCTCGCAATCCGCCACTTTGCCCCGGGATATTTTAATATTGCATTCAAGTTACTAATCCTCCTCTATACCTTCAAATACCAACACCATAACTCTTGGCTCATCTTTATCAATATCAAAACGATCCTTAAATCCTGCCACATTTTTCCAGCCGTCATTTATGATAAGTCCTGTTTCAATCATTGCATCAAGAATGTACTTCTTAGCACTTGCTATATTGTCCTTGTCTCTTTTTTGATTTTTTTCATACCAGTAGAAATTTATTCCTACCGGTTCTCTGCACTTGTAACCCTTAAGACCTTCTTCATATATAGCCGCCTTGACCATATCCATGTTCTTTCTCTTAAGCTTGTTTCCTGTTGCCCAGTATTTTCTGTTAGCAGCAATAAGCTCATTAAGCCCTGCAAGACTTCCTTTGATCGTAAAGCTAATCATTCTTTCTCCTTTACCCCCTTGAGTTTTCCTGTCATTCTTTGTCTGACAAGGTTATCCAAGTCTTCCTCATTATCATTTCTTTGTTCAAAATTTAAAAATCTATTACCTGTAACCCTTGTGGGTTGATTTCCTTGAATTGCCTGTTTAGGCTTATTCTTCTCTTCAAGCTTGAAAAAACCTGTCCAACTTTTCAATATTGATTTTTTTATTATCTTTATAGCCAGTTCTGTATCTTCACCCGCAAGTTCTTTGAGTACTTCCATGTGTTCTTTTATAGCCCTACTGGTCAAATCTTTCTTTGCTTCTTTTCTATCTGCTATAAAGTCCTTAAAAGTTTTATCTAACTCATCATCTTGATAATAAACAACATCTTTATTTTTACCCTCAGATTTTTTCACTGTCTTTTGAGTGTCCGCACTTTTTGCACTATATATATTATTTTTATTTACTTTACTTTCCTTTACTTTACTTTGTGTACTACCGTATACATTAATCGAGTTTCCGTATACATTAATCGAGTTAATGTATACATTTTTATATTTTTGGGTGCCTTTAATAAGAAGATACTCTTTTTTCAATTCCACATATTCTCGTCTGGATGATCCGAGTAAGTAATTTTCCTGTATCTCAGAAGATGTTAAGATACGATACTTATCATACATGTCTTTTGAAAAAATGAATCTTCTAATACAAGCTTCGACAATTCCGTCTATTAAGTTTCTATCATCACTAAATGAACCGTTCTCCGACGCAAAGAGCAATGACCTTTCTTCGTCCCATTCACAGTAGTAACCATACTCTCCATATATTTTCTGCAAGAGTTTGACGACTATAGCAAATCCTTTTAATCCATATTCAGCTTGTATTAATCTTATCCTCTCATCACTTTGGCACTCAAAAGGGAAATAATCCAAACCTACCTTTCGTGGTCGTGCCATTTAATACCTTTCTGTATAAATAGATATTTTATCCATACACTTAAATTATTTTTATCTTGATTGTGTCCCCTTCTTTGACGAATAAAAGAAGGGGACTATAATGGCTTTCTTTCGTAACATATCCCTGTGATATAAGTAAGCCAAATGACGTAAATACTACGTCTACAGTTACATTTGCATTTTTTAACGTGGTTTGCTTCCACAAGAGTATATTCGTTTGACTACCATATAAAATTACACTACTCTCAAACTAAGTTCGGCTTTTATAGCAGCTTATCCGACCCTGCTAAAGATTTGGCTTTTATAGTAGATTAGTCCAACCCTACTGTTAAAGTGTGCTGTTTTAATGAGATTATCCGGCTCCTCAAAGCTTAATTATTAAGCTACTTCTCGCTCGATCATTGGAAGTATTTCATTTCTTTTCAATAGATCATATAAAAATAATCTGCCTTTTTGAGTCCAGTATGTCTGTACTGATGTTCCTTGAGTACCGTCCAACTTGTTATATATATGTGTTTTTGTTTGTGTATATCCCTTGTTCTGATATTTTGAATATAAAAACCATATACCGGATTGGTTGTATTGAACTCCCAGTTTATGTAGCAACTTGTTAAGGGTCTTTGCCCCCATACCGTAATCTTTAGATATTTCTGTTACGGAAAGAAGTTCCGGACACTGAAGTATCAAATCATGATAATCAGCTTTAGGCTTAAGTTCAGCTATCTGCTGATCTTTTATCTTATTATCAAGCCTTAATGTAGATAGCTCCTTTTCAGCTATTCTTAATGCCCTTGCCATTATCTTTTCAGGGCTATTGTAATCCTTTTCAATCTGTATGAAGTACCGCCTAGCTTGCTTTCCCTTGTCTGAACGCTGTATCATGCAGATTTCTTTTGCCATATCTATTTTTATGAGATGGTCTTGTAAGCTTCTTTTTACTTCTCTGTTACCTTCAAGCTGAACTTGCTCAAAAATGAGTGAGTTGAAATCAACTCCTTCAGTAAACCCATACTCACACATTCTAGGAAACCAATCGCTATAACGTGTTTCTATCCCTAATACCTCATGTAGCTGTCTGCCACTAACAACCGGATCTTCGTTACTATTAAATCTGATATCTATTAATTCGTTCATGCCTTTCCTTCCTAATCTCCGAAAAGACTGTTTTGTATGTTATTCTTTGAAGCGGTATTCGCTTCAGGCTCTCCTTTTACTCCATTACTCTCTTCCTGATCTGCTTCATATTCTTCTACATCATCCGGTACTGCATCAATAACAGTATCTTCATTAATGTAATCTTCCTGATTATCTACATAATAGGATGAACCGTCCTGATTGATTACTGCCATATCCTTATCAAATGCTGTCATCATATCTATGCTCATGATCCCCCATTTGCTTATAAGCTGCCTTAGCATAGTCTTATAAGCCATTGAGTCAAAGTCTTTAGCCCAAAAGGTCCATGTAGTACCTTTTCTTTTATCTGCTGCATAAGCCTGTGAATACTTCAATGCGTGCTCTTCCATCTTCTTTTTAGACCAGTACAAAGTTTTCTTAAATCCGTTGTTATACTCAAACATGGCGTAGTAGCCTATAGTTTCAGTATTCTCTCTTACGGTATCATCCTCTATAAGATTAACTTCTATCTCTTCATTAAGTGGATCATATCGTACAAGTTCGCCGTTTTTGATTGCTAACACATTAAGCTTTTTATACTGACCGCTTCTCATTGCCAACTGTAAATATCCCTTGTACCCGAGCTGGAACTGTGCAACCTTCCCTTTTGTCTTATCATTAAACGGTACCATGTAGTACTGCCCAAGCTGTGGACTTGGAGAAAGTCCTAAACTATTTCCTAAAAGTGCTGCTGAAAGAATTGACTGATTTGTGCAACTTTGCAACTCTTGGTTTGTATTAACTGCTGAAACTATTGAAGATATGAACCTGTCTCCGTTCTTTCCACCTATAACACTGTTTATCTGATTCTTTACTGCATCCTGTGTAAGATATGCTGTAAGTCCGTTGCTCTTCTTTTGCTTTGCTAAACTGTTCTGTACTGCCATTTTCTCTATCTCCTTCTTTTAGTTGTTTGTAGGTCTTCTGAACTTTATATTGTTGAGTTTAAGATAAGATGCAAGCTTTTTAGCCTCTTCACTGCTCAGATAAGCTTCAAACCCTATCCACTCCCTGGAAATTATCAAAGGTTTGTCCAAATCGGAAGGTTCACCTTTTTCTTCTGAAGTCTTAACGGTTTCTTTTTCCGGCATCGGATTTTTAAGTGCCTTAGCAGTTTCTTCCTCCGCTTTCTTAGCTTCTTCCTGTGCCTTAAGCTCTGCTTTTCGTTGTTCCTCCTCAGCTTTCCTCTTAGCTACATCTACAAGCCCGTTAGCCTCGTTTATAGCCTTTGTAACATCTAAAGTTTTTTTATACACATCCTTGGCTTTAAATGAATACTCCGGAAGACAATCCAGTGTATTTAATGCGTTTTCTACATCAATAAGGATATTCTCAATATCTTTTTTGATACTTGCCATTGAAGTGGATACATTAAGCCATTTAGGATTGAATATCTGCTCATAGGTAGGAATTTCTCCAACCTTTAGGCTGTCCCAGTATTCTTTAATATCTGCTGCCTTTTTCGCCTTCTTTTCTTCATCAAATGCCTTTATCTGACTGTCTATAAGTGCTATAGGTTCATTCACTATAGCTACTATATCCTTAACTTGTTTTTCAAATGTCTCATAAGGCTCTAAGTACTTCCTTTTGATTTCTTTTCTTTTATCTTCTAAAGCTGTTACAAACTTATTTAACTTAGCCTTATCTGCCTTAGCTGATGTAACCTGATCATCCGTATAAACTAATGTCTTATACATCTCTACCTTTTGAGTAACTTCTGCCTTTATCTCTTCATGATTCCATTCAATAGCCTGTAAAGCGTTATCATCTTTAGGACTGTATATCTTTAGCTCCATATTTTCTCCTTTTTGGTTTTTAAGCGGTTGTCAATTGTAGGTTTACAACCACTTTAGGTTTTATAATTTTCATGTCAGATCCAACTGTAAACATACGGTTGACAGTTGAATCTTATATGTCCGGAAGAATTAAACTTGGAGGATTTCTTTTTTTAAGACTTTCCCAAAACTTCTCTTCTTCCCTACATAAGTAATCTATATCCTCTTCAACTTCATTTCGATCTATAAAGTAGTGCCTTATTTGTATATAGACCTCATTATTGAATACACTCTTTAGCTGTGCTTTAAGGACTGCAAAGTCATACTCTGTAACCATCAGATAGTGAAGCACCTGTGCATAATAGTTTTCAGGTATCTTTCCTTTCCAGTTCTCTTTTTGCATACTTTGAAGTATATTTGTTGTTTTTATTTCCAGTATGCCCTTCCTACCGGTATCCTTTTCAATAAGTTCACCGTCAAGGCTTGCATGAGCAAAGGGATACTTATCATTTATAAACATATTGTTTTCATCATAAAGCACTTCATAATTCGGATAATCAAGCTTGAAAAGCTCTCTTAAATGGTTTTCTGCTGCTATACCATACTTTACATAGTCTTTATCTGATATGTCTTTAGGTTTGATTTTTCCCTTTTTTTCAAACCACAGGTCAGTGTTTGATTTGTAAGGATTAAGCCCAAGTACAGCCGCTGCATCTGAACCACCGAGCTTTTCTCTATGGTTCAGCCATTCATTACGGTCTTTTAATATTTTTTTCTCTAGCATTTTTTATACCTGTTTGTTATAATGACGCATGTATATATATTTATTTACTTTTGTAGCTTACAGCTTCTCTTCCTTAAAGGGCTGTAAGCTCTTTTTATTGCTGTAAAGCAGTACATCTGAATAACTTACTATCATTTCCTTGCCTGTCCTTATTACTTTAAGCTTGACCAGATCAGGATACAGTTTAATGACTTCCACCCTGTCTGTTTTCTGTTTAGGTTTTGAACTGTCTGTAAAATCCTCAGCACTAAAGCTCTCATAAGCGTAGTCAAACCTGTCACCAACTTTGACCATTTGCTTAAGCTCCTTGATGCCTATTCCGGTTTGTCTCATGTTGCCGGCATATTTAGCTACTGCCATAGTTATACCCCTCTGTTTCTCATAAATTCAGGTATCTGCAGCTCTTTTGGTGCTACTTCCTCAAATGTTATAGTAAATATAGTTCTTTTTCCCTCCTCACACACCTCTGTTTTTATGTGCTTTCTGCCCGGTGCGCATATATTAACAACACATTCTGACTCTATATACATAACTACCTCCTACTTAAAAATTCTTTAAATTTGTCAAAGTACGCTCCATGTAATTTATAAAGGAATATACGTGCATAATCCTGATATTTTCTACGACTTAATTCACTTGTATTTTCTATAAAAAAAAACTTTGTTTGTTTCAGCTATTATTCCTGCTATATCTACTATGTTAAAACCTCTGTATTCAGAAACGACATGCAGGAGATTGCACAAGTCTTTATATGTATGTATTTTTTTGACAACTCTTGATATCTCCTCTATCATACTTCCTCCTAGAATATCTTTATTTTCTCCTCATCTGTTAGCCAGCCCCTACTATTCAAATTCCTTAATTCCTGAAAAGTAAAAGTACTAGGCTGCCTATATCTTTTGCAATATGTTTTCTCAGAACAATCAATTATTGCAGCCATTTCTTTATTAGTTTTGCCATAAGTGCCTTGTATTCTTTTCAAAGCACCTCTAAGAATTGCATCCTGTTTTTCCGTTCTGCTTTGTGCCAATTTCGGCATGTCATCACCCCCTACTCTTTATCATCGATATAAAATGCGACTGTCATCATTGCTATTACTGCTAAAATACTTCCTGCTGCCATTATTCTTCGTCCTCCTCTTCATCATAGAAGTCCCACTTTGTCAGAAGACCGGCACGATGCATTGCAACATGTAGAGGATTATCCCAGCGAAAGCCATATCTGTAGACTTCATTTCTGTCTACCTGATTCACCTCTGTCTCTGCCAACTCTTCTCCGTTCTTATAAAGAGTCTTTGTGAAACGGCTCCCAAAATCTCCACAGGAGGTATTGTCATGCACAAACTCATATTCCTCACCTTCGTACTCAAAAGCAACTTTCTTAAGTGGCTGAGAATACCCACCACCATTATTAGCCTTATCAGGGTCATAAGATGAATTCTGTTCTGTTGCTGTTTTACTTAAAATTTTTATCTCGCTCATTTTTAATTCTCCTTTTTTCTCAACTCTTCTGCGTTTTTCTCAACTCTTACATTCCTATCTGATTTCATTCCTTCTCTTTCTTAAACCTCCTGTTTAATTTTTAATTCCCGTCCACTGCCCTAATTAAATCTGCTAGGGCATTAATCATATTTGGCAACTCATCAAGTTCATATTCCTTGATTTCAGGAATTAGGCTTGTTTTTGCGATTATGTAATCGCAAATGTTGTCAATTGTTTTTTCTATCTTTGCTTGGTTTTTCATTTCACTCCTTGTATGTTATTTCTTGCCTCCATAAATAAGCGTGGATCTACATCCAAAAAATAACATATCTTCATAAATTCAATGTCTCTCAAAGTCCTTTCACTCGATGGATTTAGTAAACTATTGTAAAGCGATATATATGGTATTCCTAATTCTCTCGACATTTTAGAAACATTAATTCCCCTGTCCTTAATATATTGCGATATATTATTTGTTATCGTACTCATCTTTACTCCTTTCTAAGTTTCTAAGAATTTCTTATATAATATTCTTATTTTATTAGAATGTCAATAGTCTTTTCTAAGAATATTAGAATTTTTATTGACATGATAAAATGTTTAATATATAGTTAGTCATAAAGGAGGTTGTTATGGCACATAATATAGGCAATATCTTAAAAAAATATCGAATTGATTCTGGTATGAGCGTAAAAACAATATCAGATATAATGACTAGCAAGGGATTTAAAGCATCTGAAAAAACAATATATAGTTGGGAGAATGGAAACAGCAGCCCCACACCAGAGGCTCTGCTAGAAATGTGTACGATATACGGTGTTGGCAATATACTTGAAGCTTTTGGATATGATGGCTACAAGAACAACGGAAGTTTACAACTTAATATTTACGAAATTGATTTAATTGAAAAATATCGTCAACTTGATCAACATGGTAAAGAACTTGTATCTTTAGTCACAGACAAAGAATATGAAAGAATAGAAATTTCAAAAAAACAAAAGAATAAAAATACTTCTTTAATACAAGAAAATATTTCAAATTATGAAATAGCACTTTGTCAGTACCCATACATCTTAGGAGGTGCAAGTGCCGGATTGACTTCTTTTCTTACTGATATAGAAATAGAAAGCATAAAGGCACCTGTCTGCGATGGTGCGGATTTTATTATATCTGTAAGTGGCGATAGCATGGAACCAAGCTACTACGATGGTGAAAAGGTATATGTACAAAAAACTCCCGAACTTAATTTTGGAGATATTGGAATATTTTCAAGAGGCAATGAATTGTTTATAAAAGAATACGGCGAAGACGGTCTGATATCTCACAATCCTAAGTATAAGATGATAAAGGGTACAGAAGATATTCAAACAGTTGGAAGAGTCATTGAAAAAGTAGAACTTTAGAGGATCATTTTATGAAGAAGATAATTAAAATAGCTGTAACTGTTATATTTTCAATACTTGCAATATTTTTTCTTATTTGCTTAGCGGCGGTGGGTGATATTACAGGAAAGATAGTATTTTTTATCTTAGCAGTGGTGTTCATTATTGGGATTATTGTTGTAAATGGAGGAATTAAAAATATATCTATATTTTCTTCTAATTATAAAGAACGAATTATAGAGCTTGAAAATACAATATCCAATTTAAATCAAAAATTAGTCGAATCAGGATACCCGGACTATGAAAACCTGCAAAATTTAATCCATCAGAAAGAACAAGAGCTTAACGAGTTGGATAATAGAATATCTTTAAATAGGATAGATATTTCAAATTCTAATGCTACCTTAACTGAGTTATCTGATAAAGAGAAAGAGCTGGAAAAGAAATTAGGTTCACAGGCTAAAAAACTTCAAAGAATCAAAGAGCTTTATAACAGCATAAACTACAGTATAAAAAACTACTACAAATCCGATACACATTTGATTGATCAATACAGCACTGAAGAAGTTGAAGCACTATCTCCAAGCGTAATTCTAAAGCTACACCATATGGATATTATGGATCTAAGACGAGCTTTTAAGGACAACGATAAGATAATAGCAAAAACTCTAGTCGAGTATGAGTCAAGGTATACAACCAAAACTAACAAAACAATATATCAGTTATTAGTCATAGCTCTAAAGGCAGAGTTACAAAATATTCTTTACAACCTAAGATATGAAAAACTTGACAAGGCTATAGACAGTGTAAAGACAATGACATCCAAATATCTTAAAATAGCTGGAGAAGGTAATCAGGCTATACTTCCTACCTTGGTCAGATTTATTGGTGAGATAGAATACCTTTTCATAAATTCCGTTAAGATAGAATATAACTACTATGTAAAACGAGAGCAACAAAAACAAGAACAAGCTGCTTTAAGAGAGCAAATGAGACAAGAAGCTGAAGAAAGAAAAGCTTTGGAAGCTGAACGAAAGAAAATAGAACAAGAAGAACAAAAGTTTAATTCTGAAATAGAAAAACTGCAAACTTCTATGACAACTGCTACTGATCCAAGTGAATTAGAAGCTTTGCGAGCTAGAATTTTAGAATTACAATCACAACTCTCAGATGTAATAACAAGAAAAGAAGATGTTACAAGGCTTCAAAATGGTAAAGCCGGCAATGTCTACATAATAAGTAACTTAGGTTCTTTTGGAGAAGATGTATTTAAGATTGGTATGACTAGAAGATTAGAACCGCAGGATAGGGTAAACGAATTAGGAAGTGCTAGTGTACCGTTCAAATTTGATGTGCATAGCTTTATTTTTTCAGATGATGCTGTAATGTTAGAAAACTCTTTGCACCGCAGACTTAATAGTAAGAGAGTGAATAAAGTTAACCTCAGAAAAGAATTTTTTAGAATATCAATAGACGAATTGGAAAAATTGGTAAATGAAATTGATCCAACTGCTGAATTTAACAAAACCATGTTAGCCGAGGAATACAATCAATCCCTATCAACTGATGAAGTTTATGATAATTCTGAAACCGGTATCTATGAAGATGATGACGAAATGGAATAAAAAGTTTACAGGTTCCGGTAAGGCAATCGCCTTCCAAAGCGATGTGATATAAGTGATTTTAATAGGAGAAAATACAAATGGATTTTATGGATAAAAACATACCGGTATTTGCATTTAAAATACCTACTTTAAATCTCAAACAAGATTTCTTTTATGCCATGAGTACATTGTATAATGGTATTTGTAATTCTCCGCATGACACTATAATATTTGACTTTAAGGAATGTAAATTTATCAATCCTGCATTTATAAGCTATCTTGGTGGATTAAAAGTGTATTTTAGTTCCAAAGGTAAGACAATTATTTTTTCTACTCCTAATGAAAATAAGGCGCTAAACGGCTTTCTGATATCTTCAGGGATAAGAGGATATTTTGATAATAATTTCAGTAAAGGTTATGCCTCATCTAATGCTATTCCATTCAAAAGAATAGATATGTTAGATGAAAGTGCAATATTGGATTATATCGGTAACATAACTAATCTTGCACCTATAAACATCAGCGAAAGAGCTAAACAACAAATTTTTCAGAATATATATGAGATTTTTAATAATGCAATAGAACACTCTGAACATACAGAAGGGGTTTTCTCTTCCGGGTACTGGTTGCCTAATAAAAAAGAATTAATCTTTTCAATATATGATACAGGTATTGGTATATCACAAAAAATAAGGAACTCATACCCTATGATGTCTTCTTTTGAAGCATTTAATTGGGCAATGCAATCAGGTAACTCTACTAAGCAATTGGATTTAGGTGTTCCTAGAGGGTTAGGATTGCACACTCTTAAGCAATTTATATTCCTTAACAAAGGTGCTTTGCATATATACAGTAATGATATATACTATACATATCCTAATATAGGGTATGTAGGTGTCCTACCGTTTAGCACTGTAGGGACACTTGTGGCAATAAAAATAAATGCAGATTATGAGCATTTATATAAAATGAAAGGAGAATAGCCATGGCTAATATACTATTATCAGATATTACTAACGAAGCTGCTTCAAGAACTTCAGGTATTAAACTAAAAGAAGTATTGCTTGATAAAGTAGAGAAAGAAAATGAAATTATTGTAGATTTCAATGGTATAGAAAGGTATGCCTCACCTTTCTTTAATAACAGTTTCGCTGCATTATATATAGCACTTGAACCAACCCAAAGCAAAAAAATCAAAGTAATGAATATCAGTGATGTGGGTAAATTGATTTTTGATACATCCATAAATAATGCTAAATTTTTACTGAATAATCCCGATTACAAAGAAAAAATCGATCTTATAACCGGACAAACTCCCAAGGATGTATAGGCACTATGATAAAAGATATCCGAACATTTAAACCTATTGATAACAGTAAGGAGTTTTTTATTGATACTAATGTACTATACTGGTACTCATATTCTAAGTATGATTTATTTAATACATCAACTAAGAAGCAGGCTCAGCCATATTTAGACTTCCTTGAAATGTTAATATACAATAAGCACCCCATTTTTACATCTATATACAACTTATCAGAATTGTTGTATATAATTGAAAAACACGAGTTTTCTATTTATCAAGAAACTAACAAAGAATTAAAACTAAGTATAAAAGATTTCAGAAGACTAACTTCAAGGAAATATGTAAAAAATGAACTCCTTACAGCACTAGCCAATACCAAGAATTTATGTACCATATTAAATTATTCTTTTTCGTTATCTGAATTAGAAGAATTTATAGATACTTCTGACAAACACAGATGTGATAACTACGACTTTATCATTATTAAAAACTGTATAGAAAAAGGGAAAATAAACATTATCTCAGATGACAGTGATTTTTCTACTTTAGATAAAATAAACCTTTATACAGCAAATGAAAATATATTGGATATTAAATAAATAAAAAACACCCCTGCACTGCTACCAACAATGCAAGGGTATGACCAAATACAAGTCCTGTGTGGTCAGCACAAGAACATTCAACAGCCATTGTATCACACTAGGACACCTCATTCAATCCTGAATAGGTGTTCTTTTTATATGCAAAATAAGGAGGTATCCCATGGCAACTGCAAGAAAGCTACCATCCGGCAGTTACAGATGTCAGATTTATGATTATACGGATTCTAATGGTAAAAGACACTACAAATCTTTTACGGCTTCCACTAAGAAAGAAGCGGAGTACCTTGCTACTTCATACAAACTTGAAGCATCTACATCAAATGATAATCTAACTATAGGCAAAGCCATCGAGCAATATATTAACAACCGACTATCCATCCTTTCACCTACTACGGTAAGAACCTATAGAGGCATAGCCGCTAATCAGATCAGCAAGATAGCTAAGTTAAAGATTGACAGTATTACACAAGAGCAAGTACAAGTATTTATTAACTCAATTGCCGGCACTATATCTCCTAAAACGATTTGCAATGTTCACGGATTGCTTAATGCAGTTATTAGAACTTATAGACCTAATTTTTCACTTAAAACGGATTTACCTAAGAAAGTTCAACCGGATATACATATACCTTCAGATGCTGAAGTTAGACAGCTTATATCTTATGCAAAGGGCTCAGAATTGGAAGTACCTATACTGCTTGCCGCTTTCGGTCCTATGCGTAGAGGTGAGATATGTGCATTAAAAGCAGAGGATGTAAACGGCAACATAGTTCATGTTAAGAATGCTATGGTAAAAGCCCCTGATGGCTCTTGGGTTATCAAATCACCAAAAACATATAGCAGTGACAGATACATAGAATTCCCGGATTTTGTTATAGAACTGCTTCCGAAAGAAGGCAGTATAACAAACCTTCACCCAAATATGATAACGGATCGCTTTGCTAATTTATTAAAAAAAGCCGGTCTTAAACACTTCAGGTTTCACGATTTAAGACATTACTCTGCTTCAATTCTTCATGCTATGGGTATACCCGATAAGTATATTATGGAGCGTGGCGGATGGTCGACAAGTTCGACACTAAAGACAGTTTATCAACACACTATGAGGGGTAAAAACAAAGAAATTAATAATAAAATAAACAGTTATTTTGAAACTATGCAACACGAAATACAACACGAATAA